TGATCGAAGACACCAAGCGCATCGCTAAAGTAACCGCTTTCTTGGCCTTGCAGGGCCGCCCCAGCGTCCCGCAGGGCGGCAAAACCAAGCATCATGCGCTGCTGCCTGGACAGGTTGCTAAACGGGTCTTCTGCGCCGCCGGTTAGGGGCGCATCGCGCCACGGCTGGAACCATCCGCTGATGGCGTCACCGATCCCACCAAGAGTGTTTTGCATGCCGCCCATAAAACCGCCTGCTTGGGGCGCGTTGGGGTCCATAGTCATCGCCGTATCTCCATTCATTCCGAGCCGCGCTCATTAGGCCGCATCCCCAAGCTTGCCCTCAAGACCGTCATAATCAACGCGCAGATACCCGTCTTCGCCCTCGTGGACAAACTCCGGGTAAACTTCTTGCAGTTCTTGAGCAATGACACCAAAGGGCTTTCCGCTGTCAGCCCCGACTCGCTTGGCTTCATCGTTCCACGTCCAGCGGTAGAACTTGATGCCCGCCACGTCAGCAACGAGCGTGATGTTGTCCTTTAGGCGGCGATCAGAGAACATCGACAAGGCCTGCCCCACCGCACCGACACCACCAAGAATTTGCGCAAACCCTGGGCGGCTGCTTTGCGTCGTGCTTTGACCGACAAGCCCGGACCCAAGATTCCCGGCACCAACCATCGCGCCAAGTTGCTGGAGCGGGTAGTTTTGCTGGCGAATAAACTCGTTGTAAGCAGCTTCGAGCGCCGCTTGTTCTGTGGTCTGTTGCAGGCCGCCAAGTTGAAACAGACCTTGCGCAGCTTGACCCGCCGCACCTTGGCCCATTTGAAGTTGAGCCATGCTCGCGGCTTGCGCCTCGTTGTAACCTTGGCGCATAAGATCAGCGATCATCTGATCCCGACCAAGTTCATAAGACGCTTGCCGTTCGGCTTCGTAAACGCCGCGCCGCTCATTGCCAAAGGCACCCGCTCGCGTGATGTCAGCCATCTCTTGCGTTTGTGCAATTTCACGCTCGCGGGCCATTCGCGCCAGTGCCGGGTCCAGCACGTTGGCTGTGTAACCGGACAGGTTGGCCTCGTTCATGGCTTGGTAATCTGCGGGCGTCATGCCGCTAATCGCGCCGATCTGCTCAAAATACGGCTGCGCGCCCATCGAAATATCCGAAACGCCCGCGACCATCTGGTCTTCGTATGGCGTGAACGGAGTTTCTCCGATGGCAGTGGCCGCAGGGAACACGGATTGCGTGTAATAATCTTCCAGAAACTGCGGCACAGTCGCCGTGGTGGTTTGAGTCGAGCGCCCGCTACCCATGTTTTAACTCCATCTCATAGACGCGGTGCGTCTCTCGAAAGTTCATCTTCTTGGCGTGTTTGGCCCATCCGGGCCGCCCTTCTGCCTCGATTGCCTCGCAGCCTATTTTGCCAGCCGCGTCTTTCATCACCGCCAGCGCGTCGTGCAGCCAATCCTTTGCGTTGATCCCTGCAATGTGCGCTATGCGAAAAATCCGACGCCGAGGATGCTGTAAAATCATCGTTATGATGACCGCCGTCAGCTTGTCCTCTTTCGTGACCAACCAGAGTTGCTGTCCGCCTCTGATCAGATCGCCACGAAGATCGTCTAACCCTATATTATCAGATACTCTTGCCTGTGATAAGGCCACAACGTCAGACACGGCAGGCCACACCATTTCCACGCGATCCTTTGGTACCAGTTTGACCCCAATCATCCGCTGATCCTTGTGATCGCAATCGTACTGGCAGGCGTGGCAGGCGAAAAGGCGGTGGCCGCATAGGCAGCCAGCTTGCCGCTTGTGCTGTCAACAGCCCAATACGCCTCAAGGTAATCTCCAGCGGACACAGTAAAGATTGACGAGCGGCTCACCACAATCGTTGCGTCGTTCTGATGCAGAGCGTTTTTCATGGTCGAGCCGCCAATATCAACACCGTTGAGACGGGGCCAGAAGTAAAACTCGACAGTCGACGAAGACGTTGACGCGATCTGTGCGGAAAAACTGACCATGTAGACACCAGCCTCTTCGAACACGATGCGCGATGCCGGTGTGCCCAAACTGATCCCGTTTGCCGAAGCGACCGTATAGGTCAAAGCGTATGCAGTATCGACAGCCGCAGCAGTCACGTCAGCATCTATGTAAAGCTGCGCGTCCCCGTCTTCCAAGACGACCTGTCGCCATTCGCCGTTCTTGCTTACGACCGGATAGCCATTTACGTCATCCCAAAGCAGAACGCCATTTTGAGCCGCGCTGTCAGACGACTGCTTGTAGACAAGCTGCACAAGCTGGCGGCCTAGCTGCCTCAAAAGCTGAGACGCCCATGCTTTCCAGTCTGAACCTGTTGGCTGCGGTAGGTTCATCGCCTGCCAGCCTCAGTTACATCAACGCGGGGGACGCCAAACCGCCAAGCGCTTAGGGTGTTGCCCGTGACGCGCATTCTGGCTTGGCGACCAGTGAACCGAACGCTGGTCGGATTGGCCATGGTATAAGGCCCAAACGTGCTTTCTGGTGAGTTTGGATAGAGCCGCGTTTTGAACGTCACCGTCACCTCACCCTGAGTTGCCTCGTCAGGGATTAGCTTGTGCACGTTTACTAGCCGGTCGCCGTTGCCGATGCTGGCAGGTCCACTTTCCGCGTAGACCTCTGCCCCACCATAGTTAAAGCCGGTTTCATGGTCATAAACGTCGCCACCGTCGTCAGCGTAGATCGGCGTCCTGAAAACACCGCGATCTACCCCGCAGGTGCGAGACAGCTTGCCCAACAGCCAGTGGTTTTCCTTGTAATCATATGCCACATAACTATCGATCTCCGTGGCAGACGATGAGCAATAAAGCCACCACACTTCACCGTTTTGACCGTTTGCCACGGCCCATGTCTTGCTGATCTGGGCAAGGTTAATGTCCAAGAAAACAGCATCACTAACCTGGCAAGGCAACTCCTGCACAGTCTGCCCGTCAAAGCGGAAAAAGCCGTTTTGACCCATCCAGAACACGCCCGCATCAGTTGAGGCGACAGCCTTTCGCGCCACTAGGCCACAAGACGAGCCGACGACCTCAAAGTTATACACGAAAGGCGGCCCAACATATACCGCCCTGTGCGCATCAGTGTCCGTTAGGATAAGAGATTGACCAATCGTGCGAACACCAGCCATGACGCGGCCCGACGTTTGCAGGATTTGACTACCGGCTTGGTTTGTCGCCGCCGCCGTCCAAGTAGTGTTGTCCTCCTGATCCGACCAAGACACCTTGCGCGGATCGCCGCCAGCGCCAAGGGCAAACAAAAACCGCTCTCCGGTCACCATTAACCCGAGGCAACTTGTGGGCGCACCAGAAATGGTCGCAGCGGGCGTTCCGGTGTTCAATTGCCACTCGTACAGATTGCCGTCCGACACGCTACAGGCAACGAGATATTGCCCCCATGTGTCGGTCTGCCAAGTGGTGGCCTCGGAAAAGTTCCCCGTGTCAGGGCGTGCGGTGCCATAAAAGCTGGTCCCGTAAAAACCGCCCCCGTAACCAGTATTAACCGCCGCGTCTTCAAGACCTGCTGTAAAACCGGCAGGCGTGATGTCATATACATCACCCGATGCGCTGGCACCCGACGCCATGACGTAAAGCTTGTTATACGTCCCCGCAGCAATCCACCGGCTGTTGCTGTTGTCTTCCCACACCTGCATGCCACGCGGCGCTGCCGCGTAAGCAGAAGCCACACGATCCCGCCAGCCGCCAATCGGGCGCAGGCTGCCTTCCTTCCACCGCACTAAGCTGCCGTCACGCCAGCGGCCCGCGCCTTCAAGGTCGGTGCCGTTGCGAAAGAAACCAGGCGGGATTTTTATGGGGACTAGGGGCATCAGACATCAATCTCAAGGTCGTTTTTCAAGGCCAACTCAAAGATACCTTCAACTTGCTCCGGCGTAATGCCATACCTGTCAACCATTGTGAGAGTGTAAACACATCTGTCAGTGACCACATCTGCCTTAGTCCGACGCATGGACTCGATAACTTTAGGATTAACCCCAAAGTGAATTAGGGCCTTCTCCATAGACTCTGCAGTAACTCTTATCTCAGACATTTTACCCCGCCTTTATAATAACAAAAGACTGCCCAGAATCAGAGGAAAAAGAACCTGTATTCCATTGGAATTTAACTCCATTGATAGGCAAACTTTCCCCCGTTGGCGTAACCAAGCCTCCGTCTTTTGAAGATGCGATGGTTCCGTCATAACTCACAGCAAAGTTTCCCACACCAAAATCTGTGTAAATCTCTGCAACTCCAGACATGCCCCCGTTTGCTTGCCAATTCGCAAGGTCGCTATTTTGAACAAGCGTCCAATTTGAACCTCCATCTGAGGTTAAATACATTTGGAGTTGCCGGTCGCTTGAACTAGACGGTTTCAGCTTACTAAACCTCATCCTGTAGTTCGAATCACTATCAAGCGACAGGACCGTTATGTTAGAAGCACTAGCCGGATTTACGGTTGTCTTTGCTGGCGAAGCTTGAGCGTCAATTGCTGCCTTTACCTTGGCTGGACTTACAAGTGCCTCGGTTGTATCGGTCCCAGTCTCCCAAGTAGCCTCGGCAAGCGTCGGAAGTGTTACGCCAACAACGTCGCCGTCAGCGTTCCATTGGGCATACTGCCCATCTGTCCCAGCCGTCCCCGTGACGATAGTCGTATCAGCCCCAGAGACCGCCGTCAGGCCGTCCAACAGGTTGAGTTCCGCCGCCGTGGCCGTCAGCGTATTGTAGTCGGTCAGCGTCCACGTCACACCGTCCAGCAGATTAAGTTCCGCCGTGGTAACAGTCGCGCCATCGAGAATCGCAAACTCAGTTGCATTAACGCCACCTAACAGCGTGTCCAGTGCCGTCCAGTTGCTGTTGAGTTTTGTGCCCCAAGCGTCTTCATCGCCGCCAACCGTAGGCAATTCCCAAGTGTAATTCGTCGTCGTCGCCATATGCGCAGCCTTTCACTTTTTCAACATATAGCACGGTAGCGCGCTATCTGCACGCCCCTGTCATCCGATCATCCAAGTCCGCTATCCATGTGGCCCACGCCACCGATACTTCGGTAATCGTTTCAGCAGGCGGAATAGACAGGCGCGCTTCCTGATAAGAGACGCAGCCCGCCCCGCCCTCACTGCCAGCGACCCTCGTTAGACCGCAGCCTGTCAGCAGGATCGTCAGAGCGGCCAGCAGAGACAGCCTCACGGCCCCTTTGCACCCGTTCGCTAGTGTCACGCATCGCAGCATCTTCTGCCTCCTGACGGCCCTCTCTGCGCCCGCTGGCGCGACCAAGCCACTGACCCAAGAACAAAGACATGGCGCTAATCAGCAGCGCCCCGAAAGCAATGATGATCTCACTCATCGCCAAACACCCGAGACAGCTTGTCCCTGATACCAATGAGGCCAGTGCCAAGCGCCATCAATGCAGCAGGGGAAGCATCCTGTCCGCCCGCCAAGATAGTAACAAAGCGGCCAAGCTCATTTGCCCAGCCGCCTGCACCAGACAACATCAGAACACCAATTGCGATGGAACTCAGGCCAGCCCACCACGTCAGGCTTGTCGGTCGAATGTATCTCATGCCGGTCCACCTTTGCTGAGAAACGAAAACAAACGATTGATAAGCCGCACAAGCGCCCCCTCTCGAACCGGGGCAGGCGGTGCCGCATCCATAACAGGAACACGCGGCTCAGGATTATGGGTTTCATCAGCAGGCATCCGACGCACAGAAAGCAAGCGGCTCACTGGATACCGCTGGACGTTGACCATATCGGACTGGTTGCCACCAAGAACCTCAATGTGAGTGCCAGTTCGATTGACGAAAAAGCCCACATGCCCGCGCCAGTCATCTGGACTATTACGCCAAAAAACAAGAATATCTCCAACCTTGGCATCCTTTAGCTGCACCTCTTTGCCCCAGTCGAGATAGGACCGAGCGTTCAGGGCACGGGTTGAACGAAGACCAGCCCGCTCCAACATGGCACCGACGAAAGCAGCGCACCAAGCTGTCTCATCGTCCTTCACCCATCCATGCCCCACATCAGCAAAGAACTGGACCACGCTTGGATTGTTCTCCGGCCCACGCAATTCCCGAAGGCCCATCTCTTCCGAGGCCATGATGTAGGCTTGTCGCTGTAGATCGTGCATTGCCGTTGCTCCTATCGGCTGGCTGCCATCCGCTCCACCATATCACGAATAGCTTGGATGTTCTCGTCCATCCGAGCAAGGCTCACAGCTTGGCTTTGAACGCTGGTTTCAAGCGCTTCAATGCGTGTCTCGTGGCGCACCAGATCGCGGGCGTTTGTCTCAATAGCCCCTTGCAGACTAGCTACAAACCAAACAAGAGCGGCGGTCTGGCCGATGATCGCAACGATGAAACTGATCGGCACAGACTTACTTAGGTGCCACTGTTCTTTAGCCATCACAACACTGTCCTTGCCTTGCTGCTAATCGTATCCGGGTCAATGAGCGACACGCCAAGCATCACTTTGCCTTGCTCCGCATTGTTGATCTGCGTGTCGTCTGCACCCTGCATGGTCCAGTAAATTGCCCACTTGTGCCACAGAAGGCCATCGGCATCCGTGCGGCTGACAGCAGGCTCACCCATACGGAAGTTCACATGGTGCCGGATGTCCATGACAGCAGGGGTTGTCACATTGCCATCCTCATCCAGAACAGCCGGGGTGATAACCACCGGGCCGATGTGATGGATTTCCACGCCCTTTGCGACTGCATATTCACCTGTGCCTTGCGTGGTTTCTTCGCCCGTGTCGGGATCGGTGATTGTCTCCATGACCTCGTATTTCAGGCCAGCGACAAGCGCCGCAGCCTCGAAGGTCGCAAGGTCAGCGCAGCGGATATAGGCGTCAACCATGCCACCAGACAGGGCGACGTTGACCATCACAGGGGCTTCTTCTGTGCCGATGTTGATGCTCATGACGTAGCGGCCTCCAATCCAGTGTCGCCAATGTCTACAGCCCAAACGCGAACCTGTTTCACGTTGCCCATGAAGTCGTAGGTGATCTGGAGGTCTGTGCTGGACAGGTCGGGCAGGGCGACGGGTGTGGTGTCAGCGGTAAGGGCTGTTCCGTCTACTGCGCCGTTGATGAATGTGCTGCCGTGGCGAGAAGCGATGTTGAAGGGGACGTTGATGCCGCTCGTAATACTCCCACCCGTCACACTGTCCACAGTGCCAGACGCAGCCTGTTCAAATGTGAAGTCAGACGCGCCAATTTCCTGCGTGATGTAGTTGTTTGCGTCCGCATACCAGCGCAGCATTGTGAAACTGTCGCCTGTTGCATCCCCTTCCATCTGGATGCAGACGGCGCTACCCCAAGGCACATCAGCCCCGGCGATGGTCAACGGGCTGTCAGCAGCGCGGGTGACGGTAGAGCCAGAGGTCGGGATATACGAGCTGGGCGTGCTGCCGGCCTCTAGCTGAGCGCCGTAGATTAGGATGGATGCCCCATCGCCGCCAGTAAGCTGCACAAGTGAACTTGGGTTTACACCAGTTGCACTTGCCCCAGATGTAAATGTAGCAGAACAGCGATACCACCCATTGCCAACGTCCTCAACATTACCAGTTGCATTTGACTCTAAAGAAATTGAAATGCCAGACGATGTAGCTGAGAAATCAACACGCCAAGCAACATCAAAGTTTGTAATGTTATTATACTCAAGTGATGTAATCATGTCGTGACCATCCCACTTGAAATAAGCTGATACCGTATACGCAGTGCTAGAAGATACAGTAAGATTGTAGCTTATATAACCATACCGTGGGTCAGTCGCATCCTTTGAAAAACGATTTGCATCAGAAGCACCAGACGGTGATCCACTAATTCCAGACGACACAGTAACACCTGTTCCAGCACCGATAGATGTTTGGTAATTAGTCCGCGCCTCAGTCTCGATCAGCGTTCCCGCGTCCACCCAAGCAGACCCGTCATAGACATGGTTATGCCTGCGGGGCAGATACTTCGCAGTAGAGGTCGTCGGCACATAGGTCGTAGAGCCTGCAACACGGGCGTCAACAGGCACAGGGGCCATGCCGCCAAGGTCGGAGCGGTAACACCACATCAGGTCCACAGACCCAACGACAGTCAGCGTAAGGCTGGTCGTGCTTGCCGTAACCTCAACCGGGCTTCCCTCGGTCACTGTGCCCGTGCCCGCGCCAGAAAGCGTGATGCTGCCAGACCCCGTGCATTCGACCGTGTAATCAGCGCCACTGACGACCGTGATGGATTGGGTCGCAGGCGTTGCCGAGTTGAGTGCAAGGTTATGCGGTGCCCACTTAACCAGCCCATCGCTGTCCGTCATCGTGGCATTGCCAAGGCGGGAGGTGGTGAAGATGTTGTTGAAGGTCTGGCGCGACACATTGCGGTAATAGTCCTTGGACATATCCGCGACCAAGGCAGGCCGAAAGCCCGCGACCTTGTACGGATCGACCCGCCTGCCAAACGGCGAGCGAATGCCACTCAGCGGGGAAACGATCTCACGCATAGCGCCACCTCAACCGTGCGAAACCATCATTTCCCCACCAGTCGGGGCGTACACATAAACCCGAGTGGCCGAGATGCCGGGAAACAGATCAGCCAGCGCCGTGTTCAGTTCACCCTGGCCGGGATTGTATCGGATCGCCCCATCATCATCAGTCGGTGCCGTCGCACCTGCGGTGCCTTTAACCAACATGTAATAACCCGCCGTGTTCTGGAACGTGATCGAGGTCACGTCAGCGTCGGTAAGCTGCGTCCATGTCTGGGCGGGGATGATCAGTGTGGTGTTGCGCGCCATTGTGGCCTCCGTTCATTTCGAGTTGCGCAATTATGCCAAAACATCAGGCGTTACGCCATAGCCTTGGCTCTCATACGTATTGAGGACGATCCAACTTTAGCACGATCAGATTCAATTTGCAGCGCGTTCATACCTTGTTCGTACAAACTACCCCAAGTTTGAATACGCTGGTCATCGTCCAGATAAGGCGCAGCCTCCATCAACGTGCCGTAAAGGTAGAGATCAGGGGCAGTCGTCAACAGCCAGTTGGTGGTGTTACTGTCGCTGAGCGCAGGTATTTTGGCGTAGTAAGTCAGTGTCGCGGAATAGGTCGTGTCAGGTGATGGAATGATCTGGAACTGTTCGCCAATCATGGTGAAAAACAAGGGGCGCCCATTGCTTGAATGTAAGCGCTCTTCTTCCGCAGCCTGATCCGGCGTGACATATTCAAGCGTCGTGATAGGCGACGTTTCCAGTTGAAACCTGACATTTTCCAGCCAGTCGGTCGGAACGTCCTCATATTGCGCGTCAACCGTTATGCTGGTTCGCGTCACCATCCGATAATCCCGAAT